CCACCATAACTGAATTCATTATACACTGCTTTATCTAACTGTTCAAGCACATCTTTGGTAAAATACTTTTCTGGATTCTCATAAATTGTTTTTTCAAAAACTTTTGATCCGTCTGGAAGTTCAATTCTTGTAGAATTTTTCTTAAAGACACCAGAGTTTACAGCAATATCTACCAGACCATAGTATGAATCAAGACCCGTTTCATAATTTAGACGAAGATCTACCATACTATTTTCTTTTGTAAATCTACCTTTGTAAAGTTTACAATGAATAATATTTCCAACAACTTCACCATCTGAATTTTTATCTTTTCTCTTTGAGATGTAAAGAATTGTAGAAGCAGCAAATTTCAATCCTTGACCACCAGCAAGTTCTGCTGTTGGGAACATACCCATCGACTGATAAGTATGATTTGTCATGAGAAGAGGAATCTTTGCGATACCAAGTTTTACAGTCAAGACTCTAAATGTTGCTTTGATAATTTGAGCACGAGTCATATCCTTGGTATCTTTACCTTCAGCAGTATCTGCCATTTCTTTAGAAGTTGACAACATGCCAAGAGAATCAAGAACAATAAATGTTGGTTTCTGATCTTGCTTTGGCAATGCAAGATACTTATCTACAATTGTAATTGCCTGATGTCTGAATTCTTCTACTGTTGATACTGGGAAAACAGCAATTCGTTTTGGATCGATTCCACGATTCTTAAACATATCAGAAGTTACTGCTTGTTCAGAATCAAAGTAAAGAACAACAGCATCAGGATTGTCTCGCAAGAACTTAGAAACAATTCCAAGAGCAATATAGGTTTTACCTGTAGAAGATTCACCTGCAAGAGCAGTGATTTTGTTATTTGGCATTCCATTATAAATTGAAGCAGACAAAAGTCCGTTCAACATATAACAACCAGTATCAACAAAACCAGCAACATCACTTCCATCAAGACCATCTGAAACTAAAGAAGCATACTTATTACCTGACGACTTAACCATAGAAGTTAAAAATTCACTCATAATATTTCCTTTACCCAAATAGGGATTCTAGTGTATTTCTCTTTTCAGTTGACCAACCAATAGTATCTAGAATGGAAGTCAACGGATCTATAAACGATTTCTCAAATTGTGTTTTAAAATCAATAAACTCATGAAGTCCAAATTCCTTTGGAAGAATATTTGGAAAAGATATAATTTGGTCTTCTCCACGAACACCACCCAATGGATTTGGTTTTTTAAGATGAAGATATTTAATTTTATCTCCCTCCATGACTTCTTTGTATTTTTTATCAATCCTATACTTTTTAATATAGTGATTATAAATCAGTGATCCCTTGACCGCAATAGGTGTTGATTTCTTGTATATTATAGTCTTATCAGAATACTTATCCATTCCGTGAACACTTCTAGGGAAAGCAATTTGTTCTGGAGATAATGAATAGAATTCTTTTCTACATTTCTCTACAAAACTAATCATATCTAATTCTTCACCATTCATAGTGATATGAATTGCTTGCTTTAAATATTTTCTAACACATTCCGGAGTTGAACTGCGAGTAGTTTCAATTCCCATAATTTTTAGTTTTGGTTCTGAATATCGAACACCTTCAGAATCCAAAACATTCAACATGTATCTCTTCTTAGCAGTCCAAATTCCCTTATCCGCAATTACTTCTCTGCCCATTTGCATTTTGTTTTCATAGGCATTCATAATTTTGGCAAGTTCTTTAAACTTTTTCTCAATGAATGGAAGAATTATTTTCTCAGAACAGTTGTCTAAATAATCTGCTTTTTTCTTTGTTGATTCGTTTGGAACAAACTTTTGAATCAATTCATTGAGATTTAGATATACCGAGTCTGTGTCTGAGGCAATTACATAATCAACATCTACTGTGCCGACAGTCTGATTTATAAATTCATTGAGTTTATTTCCAATCCATTGAATAGACAACTGACCCGACAGAGTAATTGCCTCTGCGAGTTCAGTTGAATAATATCTGAAGTATTCGTTTCCTATAGCACCATAAGCAGAATTCAATTGAATTTTTCTAACCAACTGAAAGTTGTGATATTTCGAAACATCAAGTTCCAATTGGTGCTTAAGTGCTAGAAGTTGTTCATTTGTAAGTTTAGAATAGTCACTCATCAAATAGATTATATACTAAAATTATTTTAGTGTCAAGAGATACTTGGTTGTATTTACAACAGACAACATCTCATCACGAATATTTAAAAGTTCAGTATCGTCTTCTGAAATATCGCTAGTTAATTCAGTTTTAAGATAATTTTCAAAATAATTTAGAACAGGCATTGGATGTGATTTTTCATATCCATGAAGAGTTATACTTCTCTCTTGTTCTGTATCTTTTCCATATTTACCCATATAGGTTTCAATAAAGGAATCAATAAGTGGGTCTAACATTTCATATGCTTTACCAAGTGCCTTGTGTTCAGCATATGATGGTGTTTGCCAGTGATGTATGCGAAGTTGATTTTGAAGTGTTAGAAATTTAGAAATACATTCCATATTAATATCCTTTATTATATTTATATGTTTTGTTTCCACACTCCGTCAACAATTATACCGCAATCTGGAATATTATCAGGATTAACCTTTTCTACAGAATAACACTGTGTTAATTTCATACAAGATCTAATTTTATTAAGACTCTCACATTCATCTACCGCATTTGTTTTCTTTTTAAACACAAGAATACCCTTACGGGGTTCTCCCGAAGGGTCTTTCATATTATCCATCACAAAATTGTCTTTATCAGTAACTATTCCATACATTATAAGAATCCATTCTCTTCATCGAAGCGAGTGATCGCTTCCAGAGCGTATTTGCTTACTTGACTACGAAGTTCCACAATCTCAGCATATGCTTCTGAAATTGTACGAATTACATCAGGTGGCAGATCTTGCCTTTTGCTCAAAACGCGAAGTTCATAGGCAATGTCTTTCATTTCTTTTTTCCAAAACTAAATACAAAAACTAAAGTATCCCACAGTAAAAAACATAAACTTGCTGCTAATGCTCCAATACACAATCCAATGTATACTAGAGGATAAAGAACATAGTCTTCAAAAAAGTATTTCATTTTTCGTGTCTGCATAGAATTATACCACTTCCATCACCTTTGTCAATCAGATAGTTGAGATTTGCTTCATCAGTCCAACAACCGCAGTTGAGATAATGAATCTTACCGATCATCTTATCTGCTGGTTCGTGAATATGACCGCAAATCACTCCATCATATCCATGCTTCTCTGCGTATTCTGAAAGATGCTTTTCAAAGTTTCCAATGAACATTGTTGCCTTCTTAAACTTCACCTTCACATACTTGGAAAGTGAAGAATATCGAAGACCCATCTTTTTGCGTACCCAGTTATACCATTCATTGATGTCAATCAACCATTCATATCCAAAATCACCGATCTTAGATAAGAATGTTCCAATTTTATATTTACATACCAAGTCAAACTGATGACCGTGAAGAACTAGGTATCGTCTTCCATCAGATGCTGTATAGTCACATCTTTCGTGCAGATGAACTCCACCGAAAGATTTTGACTCAGAAAAACGATGCATAAACTCATCGTGGTTTCCCCAAATATAATGGACTTCTCCGTGTTTTGATTTCTTGAGTAAGCGACGAATACAATCTACATGATGGGTCTGCGTTTCAATATCCATCTTGAATGCCTGATTGAAACGCCAAATATCAATGATATCACCCACCAAATAAAGACAAGAACTCTCATCCTTTTTAATAAATTCAGATAAGAGTTTTGCTTTACATTTGTTAGATGCTATGTGAAGATCTGATATAAAAAGTGTTTGCTTCATTTTTCACTTTCTAATGGGATTGGTGGGACTCGAACCCACAAGGTCTATTGACCGACAGATTTTAAGTCTGTTGCGTATACCAATTCCGCCACAATCCCGAACTACTCCCGATTAAAACACATTACTTGCAAGTGCATACATTGCTATACCACTTGCGGTTCCTACATTCAGACTCCTCACACTTCCATACTGCTTAATATACAGTATGTGGTCACAGATGTCAAGGATTTCTGTTGGAAGACCGACTTGTTCTTGACCAAATGCTAGAACATAATGTGTATTTTTACTCCATGAAAAATCATCAATCGCAGTAGCACCTGGTACATTATCTATACCAATGAGTTCCACTGTTCCGTATGTACCTCGAATGATCTTGATTCTTTCTTCAAGATCAGAAAATGTTCGGGTATGTACAAAGTTTGTATAATGATGTGTACCTACAGTTCCGCGACGATCATATTGTTTTGATCCGTAAAGAATTACTTGCTTTGCGAGAAACGCATTTGAGTTGCGAATGACTGTAGCAATATTGAAATCATTGTAAAGATTGCTACAAAGCACGGTAAAATTATTTCGCTTTGAATCCAGATCCGCAATGATTGCTTCGTGCTTCCAATAGTGGTAGTGGTCAATCACGTTCCTCGTTTCCATACTGCGTATTATACCACAAATACTCTTAATGTCAAGTTAGTAATATTGGTTTTCTCCAATCCATTTCAAAAACTTTTTCTTCATAATATTCTTTGTTTATAACAGATTTTGTACAATAATCAATTCCACAGAAATTACTATAATCTTCTAATGATCTTATATTTCCAATTCCATATATTCCAAGCGGTTTTCCTGTTACAATATTGGTAAGTCTTTCTTTAGACATTTTATCATATTGCCACCATTTAATTTGTTTTTCTTCTTCTATTGGGGTGTCTCCCCAATGTGTTGTTCTATATTCTCTACTATAACAATGATATATCGGAATATGTGGAATATGAAATATATTGTATCCATTAGTCCATGCTCTCAAAGCTAAACTATGTTCTTCTCCAGAAAAATACAAAAATGGATCATAAGGAACTTCATAACAAAATGTTCCATGAGTAAAAACAAAATTACCACTAAGCATATATCCATGCACTGGTTCTGATTTACTTAAAATTTTGGTTTTAGCAGGAACATAATATTCATCTTTAACAAATTCATAACCATGTTCAACAATTAAAGCTAGTAGTTCATTAGTATTTGTTCTTTTTTCCAGTGTAATGCCATCATTAATGTCATATTTAAATCCCCAAGGATATGCAGTAATTAATGGTTTTTCGTGCCATTGTTTTAATTTATTAAATTCTTCAATTAAAATTGAATCCCAATTATTTTCAAATAACATATGACTATCGATTTGAAAATAATATTTTTCTTTATTATATAAAGTTTGTGCTAAATTTCTAGGAAAGCAAGCACCTCTAGCATATTCGGGATCTAAACGAATATATCTTATTTGTGATTTAAATACAAAATCTTTAAGATTCAAAGAATTTATTACATCGTTTTGTTCTACAACACCAAACACCAAATTATTCTTATTCGATGCATTATCATAAGCACTCTCTATTGTAGTTTTCAATAAAGGATCTTTATAAGATGCTATGTTTATAAAAATATTTTCATTCATGATATGCCTCTCCTCTTTAATTCGGCATCAATTTCTTCAAGTTGCTTTTTAGTATCAATCATTTTGTTCTTGAACATCTTACGATCTTTATACATGTTACTCATAAGTTCAGAAAGAAATCCCTTATGCTTCTTAGTGTAAGTTGTACCGTTCGCCGCAATTGATACATCTTTATCTTTAAATTGTTTCAAGAATGTATTTGACACTTCTCCTGATTTTAGAATGCCTTCAGGTGATATCATTCCACGCATACCATCGTCTGTTAGTGTTTCAGGAGAAATATTATACTGCATTATAAGATGCGGATATAGAGAATTCAAGTCAAAACTTACAACCCAATTGTGCAATCCTACAATTGGTTCTTTTACATATGCCCCAGCATATTGCTCATTTTTCTTTTCTCTCTTCTTTGGAGGTATTACGATACCCTTCTCTGAGAGATAATTGTATATAATAACATCCCACGTTCTCACCTGAGAAAATACATCTTGGTAGTTCACTCCTGCTGAATATGCAAGAGCAATCGCAAGTTCCATCAGTTTAAGTTTTTCTTCTAGTTTCTGAACAAGTTCAACATCTCGAATATTATATTCAATAAACTTTTGAAAATCTTTCTTGTAGAATTCAGTAATACTTTCATATTCAGAGTAAGAAAGTTTCTTTTCTCCAAGTTCAACATATGAAATATGATTTAGACTATATGACTCTTGATTTACATAAGTAAATGTTTTGTATAACTCAT